ATAGTAATATTCAGTTTCTTTATCCATATTTTACCATATTATTATTATAGCTTCAAGTTTTCTTAGTTTTTTTATACCCTGAAGCATATGCTGCTTGTGCTTGTTTCTCTGCTCCCTTACGGGTGGGGTAAACTTTACCGCTTTTACCCCATTTGTAACCCCCTTTAACCTTTTTGATTGGCATTTGTTGCTTTCCTGGATTTTAGGGATTCAAGTTCTTCCCTAAGGTTTTTAAGCTCTGTATGAAGCTGATCAAACTTACTGTTGATTTGATCTACCAAGTTTTGAAGTTCACGTTGAGTTAGCATTTTTTATATTAGTACCCGTACCATTTGCCGCCATTGTGATAAAAGGTTACACCATTAAGCGAGGCGATTGTTACGCTTGTAGCATAATTAACCTGTCTCTTTTGCCTAAGGACAGGAATTGAGAGTTGAGTTGCGCTTTCAAGATCGTTTGCCAAAAGTACAAAAGTAGCTCCACTGCCGTTAATTGTTGGCAATGACAGTTGAGAAAGACTTTGGAGATCATTAGCTAAAAGATTGTGTTTTATACCAAGAGCGACTGTTTGGACACTCGAGGTGCTTTGAAGATCATTAGCCAGCAGATTGTGCTTCTGACCAACAGGTACAGTTTGAACACTAGACGTACTTTCAAGGTCATTAGCAAGAAGAACATGCTTTTGACCAAGAGCAACAGTTTGAACACTAGATGTGCTTTCGAGGTCGTTAGCTAACAGACCGCCACTAGAAGTTAATGATGGCTGAGAAAGCTGAGAAAGACTTTGGAGGTCATTAGCCAACAAAGCATGTTTTTGACCAACAGCAACGGTCTGGACGCTTGAAGTGCTTTGAAGGTCATTAGCCAACAAAGCATGTATCTGACCTACAGCAGGGGTTGAGAGCTGTGAAAGACTCTGTAGATCATTTGCTGTAAGGGCGTCTGTGCCTATAGCAGGCCCAAAAAAGATTACAGGCGCGCTTTGCGGCCTGAACAGTTGCCAAGGGTTTTCAGATACCTCTGCGACTTCTGCATCAGTAAGCGCGCGGTTCCAGATGGCTGCGAGGGGGACGCCATTGCCAGAGTATGTAACGCCCCTGGTTGTGCCATCGTGATTAAGTAACTGAGTTATTTGTCCAGATGCGTTTGTTACTGGCGCACTAGCGGCGGTTGTTCCAGCAAGCCTTCCGTTTGTGAATATCTTTATATTTGTGCCGTCATATGTACCAACGGCAGTGATTTGTTGACCAACCGTCCCAGAAATTGAACTAATAGCCTCTTTATAAGCAAAATCAGATGCTTGGCTATGAGACATTCTAGGGGTTATGCCGCCCGCCAGCCACAATGCGTAATTTTTTCTAAATGACGAATTGTCTCTCGCTACAATACCAATAACCACACTGCCAGTGGTGAAACAATTTGCCAAATACAAGCATGTGTAGGTGCTGGCTGGGAAGTCTAAAAGTTGAATCGAAGAGGCGCCTGAAGCAGTAAAGCCAGCAGGGTTTCTTGTGACGGTACCGTTTACTGTAGCAATCTGTCGAGTAACAACATCTATCACGCCAGAAGAAGGCGTAATCACCCGCCCGAGGTTACGGGTGAGCGGGTTGCTCCAGTCGATCTGGGTTGCAAGTGGCGGAAACTCCCGCCAATTCTTGGAGAGAGGTGCCGCCATCAGGTGTACTGATACAGAATCGGCGCGTAGTAAAGGGTGGTTCCGCTAGAAACACACCAGTCAGTCGTCGTGGTCGTTGCGTTGCTTGTGACCCAGAGCGCCCAGTAAGCGGGCACAATCCCGCCGAACGCCTGTGCAATACTGGTCGGCGGGAAGGTGTAGACCTCAGACGCGCCGTTGTCCACTTCCAGCGCCGCAATCAAACGAAGCCCGCCGTCGCGCTGCTCGGTGTCGTGAACAGTAGCCGCACCGACAGACCCTTCCGTACCAGAGCTGAAAATGTCCGGCCACGTCGGCGTCGAATTAAACGACCCGTAAGCGTAGACGTAGATGTATCCGGCCTGCCGGTTTGTCGATTCAGTCGTGAACTGCCCGCTGACCAGATAGTCCACCGCCAGCGTCGTGGTGTTGTTAACCGATCCGGTTGTCCAGCCACCGACCCACGTCTGAGATGAGTCGACGTCCTCAATGCCTGTCATGGTAAAAGCTGCGGCTGTGCCGTATTTAAGTTGAATATCTCCGGCCATTTACGGATTCCTCGCCTGATAAACGTCTTGCCAGCTTACCGTCTGCCCCACAAGCTCAACGCTCTGCGGAATCAACGTGCATGCAATGCCGTCGGGCTGCTTATAAACCCTGTCGTACTCAGCCTGCGTAATGACGCTGGCATCAAGCCAGCCATCAAACAGACCTTTGATCTCGGCTTCTTCAGTGTGCAGCGAAGAGCTAGTCCCGCCCATGATCAAGTCAAGAAAGACTTGGCACGAAGCGCGGATAGCCTCCGGCTGCTGCTGATCGACACTCGCCTGCCCGATACGAACGCGCGGACCTTCTGCTGCCCATAGCATTGCTGCGCCGGTCGTGATCGCCTGATACCCCGGATTGCTAGGGGTATTCAGAATCTGTGCGATCTCATATGACCCATCCGGCGTGTTTGGGAGGCTATCTAGTACAGGCGTTGCTGCGATGTAAGCGCCTAGAGTGGCATATTGTTGTGGTGTTAGTGTCATGTTATTGTTTATACAGAAGTAGCGTCACGGATAGCAATGTTAATTGCATCCAGGGTAAAAGTATTACCGCTTGTGACTGCCTGTGAGCTGGTCAAGGAACCCGTGGCAATCAAAGTGGAAGTTGAAGTTTTAGTAATTGCCCAATGGCTGGCAGTGCCACTGGCGCTTACGGTGCCATCAGTAATCGCTGACACAACCACTTTACGACCATCAGGGGTGTGGTTAGTCGGAGAACCAACAGTGATGGAAGTTTTATTACCAAGCGTGTTGGTCGAAGTTGCTTGAGTATAAGTAGTAGGTTCACTGCTACAGATATCAAGGCGATTAGCATTCGTTGTAACGTAAGAAAGACCAGAGTCATACACATCATCAATTAGAAAGGGCATTTTTTTATTTATCCTATGTCAGATTCAACAGTTACTGAATAACTTTGCATTTCGTTATTGATTACAATTAGTTTAACTGAATCAGTAAACGAAGGCAAGTAAACAGTGGCATTAGATCCAGTATTAACACCAAACAGATTATGTCCAGTGATTAAATCGCTAATTTGAATATAATAAGGGGTAGAAGTAATAGAAGTAAACTTAACGGGTGGGATAGTTGTTCCACCCGAAGTGCTTACATAGTTAGTTACTTCACCTTTACCAGTCAACCCCTCAGGGAACTCTATGCTGTATTCTTCACCATTGGTGAGTAGAAATACAATCTGCCCATCAGCAGCTTCATAGACTTCCTGAACCCCCACACCATCATCACCAGGTGCTCCTTTGGGGCCCTCAGAGCCTCGTAGGCCCTGTTCACCCTGGGGGCCCTGTGGTCCCCTAGGGCCTTGGTCGCCTTTAGGCCCCTGAAGCCCTTGGGGGCCTTGTGGACCCTTAGGGCCAATGACCGTGGAGACTGCTGCTATCTTTGCGTCTAGCTTGTCATAAAGAGCAGCTAATTTAAGATCAATAGAAGCCACGATTTTAGGACAGACGTTCCATCAACATCTGTTCAGCTTGTTCTTCTTTTTGCTTTTGTGCTTTTTGGTTGTCTACTGATTTTTCCTTGATTTCAAGATCTTTTTGCTTAAGGCGTAGATCTGCAATCTTAAGCCGACGTTCAAATTCTTTGTCGTCTTGGGCACCGACCTGCATGTTCTTAGAAGCAACGTCAAGCTTTTTAAGTTCAAGCTCAGCAGGCACTGCTTGTGCTTCCACTTGGAGCTTCTGCGCACGGGCGCTGGACTCTTGTGCTTGAGTCTGAAGAACCTGAGTTTGTGCTTGTTGAAAGGCAAGTTGTGCCTGTTGAATCTGCATTTGAGCTTGTTGTGCTTCAGGGTTGGGCTGTGCGGCTTGTTCAATGGCTGCAATAAGCTCCTCACGGTTCGCCAGGTTCATGTTGTCCACGATAGAACGAACAAGGATTGGATACATAGGCGAATCAGGAGGCATGGTCTGGAGCAGTTGGGTAAGCTGAGTCACTTCGTACTCACGGGCAATAATACCGAGTGAGCTGGTGGCTACAAACTTATAGTCAGATACAGGATAAGACTCAGGGTCAAACTGCATATAGCGCCATGCAGCTTTTTCAACAAACGGGATCAGGAAGGACTGCTGGAAGTTGATCAGGGTCCGCTTATGCCGCTTGATGATAGCACCAAGAGACATACTAATACCAGCAGCAGTAGCTTCACCATTAACCTGTCCAGCGATTCCAGCAGAGTCCACCGCTCCTGTAGCTTGCTGAACCATCTGCTGAAGGGCTTGAGCTTGGGCAAAAGTAATTTGGTTAACTTGTCCAAAATTGAAAGGATGTAGTATTTCACGAGGGTCTCCATTGGTAAGCAAGATTTTACCGGGACGAATCTCAGGCTTGGCACCTCGAGGGAGCCTGGTGGCGTCCATAGCCATCATCGGGTGTACGGTCAGGCCAAGGGCGTCAATACGAGCCCTAAGTTCAGTATCAAGAGCCTTTTGTGAGTTATAGCCCTTTTCACAAACACCACGACCCCAGAAGCGACCAGGAACAATGTCCCAAGGGAAAGCAATTACAGGACGGTCGTTCATCATGTACGGATTACGTTCTGCTTTTAGAAGAACACCATCATTAGCAATCACTACGATTGCTTCTACGTACATGCTATTTTCATCATCCCCACCAAGATCTTCGTACTCCTCAGCTTCTTCAAGAAGCTTACGGGGCACAAGGCCGAAATACTTGGTCAGGCGGATCTTGTCGTCACTATAGATAGTCAGATCTTGGTCAGGCTCGATATTGGTGTCAGGGCCTGCGTCTGCAATATAAACATCAGCGTATACCCCTTGTTCTTGCAAGAGTTCTACCTGATGTCTCGATACAAATTCATCAATAGCACACCCAAGGGCTTCTTCAATAGAAGTAGCAATAGGGTCAATAAGGAAGTTTTGAGGCATAACTGGGCGAAGTTTGACCACAGTCCGATCTTTGATCGTAACACCCACCGCCTGAAGCTGACCGTCCATTAGGGGCTGTGTTGCAGGGGCCATTTCTTTTTCTTCTGAGATGGTAACTTCTGCAACACCAACACCAAACACAGCAGCATTGATCAAACACTCTGCTACTGACTTACGGACACGGGTTTTTTCAAAATCTTCAGTAAGTTTATTGCAAAGATACTGAATATCAGCCCTCTCGGGGTCATTCATGTCGTCTTTGATGTCAAACCACTTACCACGACCAAAGGTAGCTTCTTCTAGTTCAGCCACATTAGACTCTACAGCCTGCTGAAGGGCTGGTGCGATGATCTTAGAACGCTCTGAGAGGCGTTCTACGTCTTCTTGAGACCAAATACCACGCCAGAGGCGATAATACTCCTCATGCTTCTCTTGGTAGTTGCTTTCGTAGTGGTCACGCCACTGGCGGCACTTATCAACAACCCAAGAAGCGAGATCTTGCTCAGTCAAGAGCTCATCTGTGGAGGCATCAAAAGACAATTCAGACATAATTAGTTAATATCCTGCTACTCGGTCAAATTCTTCCCATTCATCCACTTCAAAATCATAAGTATAACACACTTTTGCTAATTGATCAATATACGCAAGGGCGTCAATAAGGTCATCGTGTGTCAGAGCAGACGGGAATTGCATAAGTTGATCCATGAATTTGATATTCCAGTCACCCTCATTCAGAACAATACGTTCATGTTCAAATCTACCTTGAAGGGCATGAACTACACGGGTGGTTTTATTGGTGTTTCCGTGGCTTAGTTCTTCAATTCTAAAGAAAAGATTGTGTTTTTTCATCATGTCCAGCAAAGGAGACATGATGGCTTGCCTTGCAATACCCTTTTCGATACCTACAGCAACAGGTTTGTACCTTTGGACTGCCCAAAAGATGTTCCTGACAGTCTCGTCAAAGGACCAACGGCCATATTTGATGTCTCTAACCCACCATTCACCATCGTCAGTGACTTTGACAATAGCCATTGCTGAGTCATCAAGGCGTTTTTTCTTGGCTTTACCTTCTTGTTCAAAACCTGCAAGGTCAATTGCAATGTAGTAATCACCTTGTTCAGGTTCTTCTTGTGAAAACTGAAGCCATTCTTCTTTGAACAGTTCAGATTCTTTAGCATTAAAAGAAGCCATGAACTCTTGGTTAAAAATATGCGTTGACATTGACTTCTTTGCATTGTCAATTTCATTCTTGTCAAGCATTTCGTTGTCGTAGCTGGTGAAGTGATAAGCAGCCCATTCAGGATCATCAGACTTCTCAGCGTACACAAAGAGTTCATAAAACCAATTGCGCCCTTCAGGGGTGCCGATAAACACAGCTTTACCCTTTTGGTCAGCCAGTGCTGGTCGAATGATTTCTTCCCATACTGAAGGCTTCATAAAAGCAGCTTCATCGAGGACAGCTAGCTTAAGAGAAGCACCCCGCATGGTTTCAGGGCGGTCAGAACCTTTAAGAGAGATAACAGCCCCGTTGATCAGGGTGATCTGAAGGTTGTTTACATGAGAGGATTTGATAACCGGCCTGGCAAGATCATGTAGCAAAGACCACATGATGTCCCTGGCGTTACCTTGAGTAAGGCCTATGTACCAGACATCTCCTGCTCCTGAACCAAGAGCAGACACAATCATTCTCCAAGCAGCATACCTAGACTTACCACACCGTCTACCAGCAGCAATTACTTGGAAGCGTTCATTATTCTTCCAAACTGTTTGCTGCCACTTAAGGAGCTTTACATTAAGTTCAGTCATTAGAAAACAAAGTTAGATGTCCGGTGTGGGAATAGATCAAATGAAACAATAGCAGTAAAGGTGCTGCCTGCTTCAGGGGTAACACTTAAATAATCCCCTTCAGTGATCAAAAGAAACTCGCCAGGAGGACCACCAAACTTTAAGGTTTCTCCGGCACTGACTGACTTGGAACCTTGGAAGCTGATTGAAGTTGCACCTTCATGCCAGGTGCCACTGACGGTCTTTGAGGAGCCACCTACGTTGGCTATAAGAAGCATGGTTACTTTTGCATGGTAACCTGTGGGCACTGTGAATAGGGTGTTGGCTGTTCCTGCTGTTAGGTTCTTGCCTATGGAGTATTCCATTAGCAGTCACCTTTACGAATACAATCAGCAATATACTCTAGGCGTTTTACAACACCATCCTTGGTTTCTTTAAGGAGCCTTTCTCTGTACTCTTTGTTGTTCAAAAACTCATCAGCAGCTTCTTGGTACTTGCCAAGGTTGAATAGCTGTCTGGTCTTTTTAGAGAGCTGCCAGTCGCCCCTGTAGGTTGCTGACACAATAGCAGCTTTGAGTTCTTCTGACAAAGAATCAAAGTTAGGGGTTAGATCTTTTGCTTTTTGTAGAAAGATATTAAACACATCAGGAAAGGGCATATTGAAGTATTCCTTGGTTTGACCTACACCTGTGGTTAACACACCCTTGTCGTCAGTATAGACACCTTCACAAAACCCTTCATGGTGGATTAAAAGCTCATGGGCTTTTGTTAACACACAATCAGGATACAGTTCTTTAACTTTCTTTACGGCTTTATCACCGTAGTAAAACCTACTCATGGTGTTCTTCTTGATCTTGATAAGAGGAATACTCTATATCTTCAAGTACATCGTCTGAATGTTCTTCTTGTGTTGTTGAGGTGACAAGTCCTGAGATGTTGATGGTGATTGCTGACTTTCCACCATTCTTTTGTACTTCCTGCTCAAATGCAGTAACAGGAAGCATTCTATCCATAAGTAGTTTCCAGGCGGCTGCTTGGTTCTTGTGGTCATCGTTAAGTGCTGCATTAAAAATAGAGTCAAGCACCTTCTGAGACTTAGGAGAATTTAACATCCTCCTCTTGTACTCATTAATGATTGAAGCTTCTCCTTTAGGTCTCCCTACAGGATTTTTCTTTTCTAAAAGAGCTTTAGGTGGACGCCCTTTTCTTTTTAACACAACATCTTTGTTAGGGGTACTAGGGGTTGTCAATTAATTGGTCCATAGTATTCTTAGTAAAGACTTCTTTAAGTGTCTTTAAGTGTCTTTAAGTGTTCTTTATTAGTATTCTATTATGTATTACTTAATAGTATTACTTAAAAGTTACTACTAAAGATTCTACTTTAAGTGTCTTTAAGTGTCTTATATATGTCTTAATTTTAGCATATTTCTAAAGAGAAGTAAACACCCCATAGGTGTAATTAAGCTAATTTTTGTGTCTTTTATTCTGGTGTTTCCCGATCGGGAAATATTGATTCTGTTTGTGGCTGTTGTGGCTTGTTATTTACCGAACGGGAAACTTAAGGGGTGTTTTTTCTAAATTAGCTTTTTGTAACCTTGAGTGGCTACTACTATAAATTCACTGACCGTTCCCACCCCCCCTCCCCCCCTCGCTACGCTGGGAGCTCACAGGATCGCCTGTGGGCTACTGGGAGCGCCTGTGGCTAGGGCAGCACAGGGTAGGCTACTGGCGTGCCTTGTGGGGCCTTGTGGGGCCTTGTGGTGGCGCTAGGGTGACGCTATGGGCGTGAGGGCCAAAGCAGGACCCCTCAAGGCCACTCAAGGCTACATCAGCCACCATCAGTACCCACCAAGCAAACCCACCACTAGAGTGTCAGCGTTAGCCCTGAAGGTTAGACCGGCACGAACCAGTCCATCGATCACCTGTAAGAATTGTTCCATCGTCTCGCATCGAATCTGTTGCATCTGATGTGCTCCATTGGTTGACTGCATTAGCAGCATGGGGCAATAGCACTACCTGCGTCAATTGAATCATTTGCATGTTCACATGAAAACATCGCATGCAGATAGTGGTTGACAGCATGGGGCATCATGGGGCAATATGCATCCGTGGTCAGCGATGACCTACACCAACCAGAGAGGAACACAAAATGCACGACCAGATTCCTGCGATAGTAAAAGAAGCACGAGAAGCAGCACACAAAGCAGCATCGAAATACTTCAACGATGTTCTAGGTGGACGGGATGCGCTACTGTGCGGGTTTGCCTACGTGTACATCTGCGACATCAAAGGCAACACTAAAGTAGGCAAAGCACTAGCAGCGGAGGGAATCAAGAAAGGCTACAGCGGTGCATTTGAGATGTACCACCCCTCAGGCTTCCCATGCCAAAACATTGACACACTGGAAGCGGGCGCAGAAGCAGCGGCAGAAGTATTCAGAAAGCATGGTCTGAATGCTTACGCTACGTCGAGACTAGACTAACAGTCTCCACCCTCGAGCCCGCTGGATCACAGCGGGTTCCTGAGTGTAGATTCACAATACACTGCCTGACACAACAAAAGGAGCACACAAGCATGAGCACAGAAACCTACAACGGTTGGACCAACTATGCCACCTGGCGTGTCAATCTAGAGATGTTCGATGGAATGTCCTTGCTTGACGTAGGGTTTAACTACGTTACACCCAAAGGCACCTATGACGTGTACGACGTAGCAAAGTCACTAGAAAGCTTGGCTGAGGATATGATCTTCGAGACCACACAGGAAGGCTTCGGGCGTGACTATGCTCTAGCGTTTATCGCACAGGTAAACTTTGAAGAGATAGCACAACACATGATAGACAACTATGCAGATTGACTCACCATCAGTGACTAAAAACACCAAAGGATAAACCAAAAAAAAATGAAAATCTTATCTATTGACGCATGGGCAGACGGTTATCGTGGTTGGTCATGGAACAATTGGTTTCATGTGGGTGATATCGAAACAGAACAGTTTGAGACCTTAAAAACAAATAGGAAAGTGTTGGCATGGTTCCGTGCCAATGGGTTTCTGACAGACGCCAGCAAAGGTAATGTGTCCGTAGAAGACGACGGATATAACCTAGTTGTGGTAGACAGACAAAATAGAATGCCTTTATTCGCAATTGAGTACGGAACATAAACCAATGAAACCACAATTCACCTTTAAGTTTATGGACGAGCCTCAGTTCGAAACCGACATTGGTCGACCAGAGTTAGCACAAAAACTTAGAGCATACAGGAAGCATAAAGCCTTCCAGTTGCGCAAGGCGGGAACCCATCGATACTTTGTGCGCATCGTAGGCTATGCAGCAATCGGGGAGTTTAATACAAAATGAATTACCAAAAGATAACCAAACACGTCCGAAGAAAATACTACCAGTATTCCCCCACATTAGTACACATTACAGGTGGCCAGGTGTACGTGATACTGAATCAGGTTCCCATGAGTAACCATTCACACAAAGTGTGTTGTGGGAGCATCCAATCGGTACTGGATGAAGCGCGATCTGACAAAGCAACACTTAACAAGATTTACCTATTGAACACATGAACATATTCTACTTAGACAATGATCCAATCGTCGCAGCACAAATGCAGTGCGACAAGCACGTCGTCAAGATGTGCCTTGAAACAGCACAAATCCTATGCACAGTCAGAACCCGCTATGGACTCGATGCACCATACAGACCGACACACAAGAACCATCCGGCGGTACTATGGGCCGGGGATAGCATCGGAAACTACCTTTGGACCTTGACACACTTCAAAGGCTTGCTTTCCGAGTATGAATTCAGGTATAAAAGACAACACAAGTCCGGCACAGTGTGCCTTCAGATAGTCTCCACACCACCAGAGGGAATCACCAATGTCGAATTCACAACGCCAGCGAGATGCATGGACGGAGAATCGAGAGCAATATCAACCAACCCGGTGGAGTGCTACAGGCACTACTACAAAACACAAAAAGCATCAATCCTTCAGTACTCTATTAGGCCTGCGCCGTCCTGGCTTATCTGAGGATATTCTAGCTGTGCTTTCGATTGTGATCATTATGTGTTGTGTCTTTTGGGGTGACCAGATATCAGACTTCATCGACAATGCATGGATCGAGCACGAGAGGCAGGAACGTGAAACAGATCAGTTTTAAGTACACTAACAGAGAAGTCGAGAATTACTGCATGGAAGTCATGACGCGAGCAATCAGACAACACGTCATAGACTACTGGGCAGGACACAAAATTAGCACCAGCACACATTCGGACGGCACAGTACACAGAATTATCATACCAGACCCTGAAGGTGACTTGAAGGTTAACATCATCACCCCAGACGAACTCTGGGCCGCCTGTGTGCGCTTTGTGCATCAGCACAGGGATATGATTGATGACTCGCCTGTGTGTCAATCAATCATCAGCCTGAAGCCTGAAGTGATGGGAAAGTTTGACATCGATAATTTAATGCAATACACGGTGGGGCTTTGATATGAGTACACAATACCAGGAAGAAGATGCGACCTATTTTGACGAGCCACTCGCACACGAGATGATCAAGGATCTGGTGGAGTATGATCTAGAACACACAACCATAAACGAAATAATCGAATTAGCTACTGATCAGTTGTATGCAAACTACATGGTAATGCCTTATGAAAACCTTAAAGAAAAATACACTAAGCTATTTGACAGATAAACAAATCATGGCAGCAGCAAAAGCCGCTAACATCGATTACGCTTTCAAAAAAGAATTGATAAAGTTTGCTTGGTTAATCGTGGAGAAGCAAAATGAATCAGAATCAGAAAAAGCAAACACCACCACCCTGTGACTGCGAGGTGTACAAATTCCCACACAGGTATTCCTACAAGTGTGTTGAATTTGAACAGGAACAAAAAGATGCTAAAAACGAAGAACGATGGTTCCGGTTGTTTGACTTTGACCAGAGAAACCAAACGGTGCGGGGATGGTAAACTTCTACAAAGAAGTTGAACAAAGATTCAAAGATAAACCAAAAGACCAAATAGAGGAAATCTTGTTATTCCTCAAACAGTTAGGTCTTGACAAGAATGTGTGTCTTAATTGTTTTACAAACCTTATGGAGCATGGACTAGAATGCAAACGATTGACGTAGACCAAGTTGTCTTAAAGAGTCTAAAAGAATCCCTCGAGGCGTGTATCGAGATTGACGACAGACCGCCAGGCACTGCATTTGCATTACTTCTTACATTGCAGTATTATATGACACATAATGACTTCAAAGAGTATCTTAAAACCAATAAGATACTTAAGAAGATCAATAAGAGTATTATAGATTGATTATAATAGATATAATAAGCTATATAGGATTATCTATAATAGTTCTTATATTATCTATAGTGGCAATATCAGTATTTACTTTTGTGTTTACTTTAACTTTAATCATATTTGGTAAATCTTTTAGTAAAACTGATATAGATGATAAATATAATAATTGGTAATTAGCTAATATGAGGTGTAAAGCGTGCGATTCTGTCCTTAAGGAGGAAGACACTGTAAGAAAAGATACTAAAGGTGAATATATTGATCTTTGTATTGTGTGTTTTAGAATATCCCAATCGGTACTTGAAGACAAATATATAGATTACCAATTGGATATAAACTTTAGAGAGGATATAGAAGATGATTATTGAAGGTGTTGTAGCATTCTCCAATTTGACCAAAGAGGAACTTTATCAAGGTCGTCCTACCGGTAAATACTCTTTGGTGGTTGCTTTGGATGATTCTTCGGTAGAAGCGCTCCAAGAGAAGGGTGTGAAGCTTAAAGTCTACCAAGACAAGACCCAGCGTAAATTTGTCACCAAGAAGCAAATCCCTGTGATCGATACTTCAGACTCGACCATTGGTGGTGAAATCCCTTGGGGTTCAAAAGTGCGCCTGTCGGTGGCCCTTGGCCCGATCAGCCCGATCCATGGTCCATCGACCTACCTAAATGCGGTACGTGTCCTTGAGCTCTCACAGAACCGCACTGGTGGCCTTGAGGAAGGCTTTTAGGGTTTGGGGCAGGGGTAGTACCGGGTGGCCTATGAAAACGTCTCATAGGCCTTCCTATGCGGTTTGAGGGGTATATATGACCACTAGTCTCGACCTATACGCCACCAGGCGTGGAGTAAAGCATCCAAGGGCAAAGCTTACGGAGGATGATGTGCACCTGATCAGGGCATTGTCCAAAGAGGGGTTGTCTCAAAGAGTGATTGCCAAGAAGTTTTATGTGTCCAAAAGAGCTATCGAAGCGATTGTTACTGGAACAGGATGGAAGCACATTTAATGACCAGAGACGACATTATCTGCATGGCGCGGGAGGCTGGCATGGAGCGCGTTATAGATGTCCATAAAGACGGGACGCGCACGATAGAGCTTCCGCATCCTGATTTACTTGAACGCTTTGCCGCCATTGTCGCTGCCGTAGAGCGTGAGGCGTGTGCTAAGGTAGCTGAGTCTTTTGATCCCAAGATGCAACGGAGCAATCACGGGTTGATTATCGCTAACATGATTAGGGAAAAATGACTATCATCCAGAATGATCAAGATGAGTATATCCTTCGATTATCCCCAGAGGATCTTGATGAGTTAGGATGGCACCCTAAGGACACTTTAGAGTGGACTATTGAAGGTGATACTGCAATTTTGTCTAAAGTAGAAGATTATCAAGATGTATTGTTTTCAATAGAAGAACTTTATATGTCTTGCTGGGGTATTTGTGATGACTTAAAGTTATATAGTCAAGATGATTATTATATTAAAAGTTTAGCTGAAGTATATAATTTCAAATTTAAGAAACTTTGGGAAGTAATAGAAAAACTTTATAGAAAATAAAAATGAATAATAATAATAATAATAAAAATAAGTTCTACTGTGTGCTAGATAAGCACAATAATTTGTATTGGTCTTATAATAAACTTGATGCTGTATATTGGCATATTCGGTATGACCATAAAAACCCAGCAAGATTCCTTGAGCTGGATAGACTACTTCATGATGTTAATAAGTTGGTGAATATTGACAGATGGGAAAATTCTTAAAACACACAAGTTGTCCTAAATGTGGTTCTAAAGATAATCTTGCCATTTATGCAGATGGTGGTTCTTTTTGTTTTACTCCTAATTGTAATTATTACAGTAAATTCACCCAAAATGTGGATAATATAACTATGGAAATGTCAGGCACTCCCGGCCCAATCAAGGACCGCCGGATTACTGAAGCTACCTGTAAAAAATATGGAGTAACAATAGAATATGACCCTAATGGAAATATTAGCAAGCACCACTATCCTTATTATCACTCTCTCAGTGGTGACCTCATACTGGTCAAAACTAGATATGTAGCTAATAAAAAGTTTACATGTTCTGGTATTAGTCAAGGTGTAGGTTTATTTGGTCAAAACATCTGCAGAGGGGCAGGCAAGTACATCACAATCACAGAAGGTGAACTGGATGCCTTGGCCGTCTCAGAAATGTTTGGCAACAAATGGGATGTCGTGTCCCTTAGGACAGGGGCATCTGGTGCCCGTAAAGACATTCAAGAGAACCTTGATTGGCTTGAAGGGTATGATAATGTAGTTTTGTGTTTTGATAATGATGCGGCAGGCAAGGCAGCGATAGACTCAGTAAAAGATCTATTCTCGCCACACAAGCTTCGCATTATGCGGATCGCCGGGGAGCTTAAAGACGCCTGTGATTACCTCCGGGAAGGCCGCATAACCGACTTCATGACTTCCTGGTGGGACTCTAAGCTTCACAAGCCTGATGGTATTGTGACGTTTGAAGACATCATCAAGGAAGTCGAGGACGAACAGGAAGACAATTCCACCCCGTATCCTTGGGAAGGTCTTAACAACCTGACCTATGGATTCAGGCCCTCAGAGCTCGTTACGATCACGTCAGGTGCAGGGATGGGTAAATCCCAGCTACTGCGTGAGCTTGAATTCTACCTCTATCAAAAAACCACAGACAATATCGCAGTGATCGCAATGGAAGAAGTTCCAAAGCGGTCAGGGCTCGGTATTGCCTCTTTGCTGGCAAACAGACCACTGCATCTGCCCAATTCAGGGATCACCAAGGAAGACAGAATCCACTGGCTTAGGCAGATAGACCAGTCAAGGTTTTACTTTTGGAAGCACTTTGGGTCTGCTGATGATGAAAGCGTCTATAGCCGCATTCGCTACATGTGTAAAGCTTATGACTGCAAGTGGGTCATCCTAGACCACATCAGCATCATGGTGTCTTCTCAGGAAGGCATTGGTGATGAAAGAAAAGCCATTGATGCCATCATGACCAAGCTAAGGACACTAGTACAGGAACTGAATATTGGTATGTTCCTGGTATCACACCTTCGCAGGCCTCAAGGAAGCAAGGGGCATGAAGAAGGAGCTCAGGTGTCTCTAAGTGAGCTAAGGGGGTCTGCTGCTATTGCACAACTGTCTGATTGTGTGATTGGCCTTGAACGTAATCAACAAGCAGAAGACTTCAGAGAAGCAAACACAACAAAGCTTAGGGTGCTAAAAAATCGCTTTGCTGGCCTGACTGGTAAAGCTTGTGAGCTGTTTTATGATCGAGATACGGGTAGACTAGTGGAGGTTGAACCACAAGAAGAAGAAGACCAAGAGGGAATCCCGTTTTAATGATTCTATTTACAGACATTGAAGCAGATTCACTCAACCCAAAGCACATCTGGGTTGTGTGTGTCAATGGTCAATCGTTCTTAACAAAAGAATCCTTCTTAGAGTTCTTTCAAGAGCACCAACAAGACACTTGGGTATTCCACAACGGGATCTTTTTTGACTGCCCTGTGCTTAAAGACTTGTGGGGTATTGAAATCCCAAGGGACCGAGTGCTAGACACTTTGGTCCTTGGGAGACTTATAGACCCCTCAAGGCAAGAAGGGCACTCACTAAAAGCTTATGGGGAATACCTAGGCTTCCCGAAAGGTGATCATTCTGATTGGTCTCAGCTAACTCAAGAGATGATTGACTACTGCCTTAGGGACGTACAGGTCACTAAAGCCACCTATGAATACCTGATGAAGCAAGAGCCTTCAAAGGAAGCAATCGAGCTTGAACACCAAGTAGCATGGGTGATTTCAGATCAGGTACGCAATGGGTGGCTTCTAGATCAAAGGAAGTGCTTTGAGTTCTTAGGGCAGCTTAAGGAGCGCCTGTTGCAGGTAGAGCAATCAGTGCTCCAAAGATTCAGACCTTTGCCAGTATCGGTTAAAGAGATTGAACCTAAATTCAAAGCAGACGGGGCTTTGTCTGTTGTGGGTTTGAAGTTCCTGGGGGATCAATTTAGGGATGTCTCAGGGGTGTTTACCCGTGTTGACTGGCCTGAATTTAACCTTGGATCAAGACAGCAGATTGGTCGCTACCTGCAGCACTTTGGGTGGGAGCCTAAAGAATTTACAGAGACAGGACAAGCCAAGGTGGACGAGACTGTGCTTGAAGGGGTTCAGATCCCTGAAGCACAGATGATCGCTGAATACCTGATGCTACAGAAGCGTATAGCTATGGTGGAATCGTGGCTAGAGCTAGTCAAACCTGATGGGCGTGTACATGGAGAAGTAAAGACCAACGGTGCTGTCACCGGCAGGATGACACACAGCAACCCCAACATGGCCCAAGTGACTGCTAATGGCAAGCCATGGGGTAAAGAGTGTCGTGAGTGTTGGATAGCAAAGCCGGGGTACGTTCTGGTGGGTGTGGATGCTTCTGGGTTAGAGCTCAGAATGCTTGCACACTACATGAATGATGCTGCATACACTAATGAACTTTTAACAGGTGATATCCACACACGTAACCAAAAGGCTGCTGGGCTAGAAACCAGGCCTCAGGCTAAGACGTTTATCTATGCCTTCCTGTACGGGGCTGGTGATGAAAAGATTGGGTCTATTGTGGGCAAAGGTGCCAAGGAAGGAAGAAAGCTAAAAGAAGAATTCTTAGGTAACGTACCGGCACTTAAAGAGCTTAGGGAACAAGTATCAAGAGCAGCCCAAAGGGGTTATTTGTTTGGGTTAGACAAAAGAAAACTCCACATAAGATCAGAACATGCAGCACTAAATACCTTACTGCAGTCAGCAGGTGCCATCGTTATGAAAAAGGCACTATGTATACTGAATCAGTATGCTAAACTCCAAGGGCTAGATTTTAAGTTTGTTGGTAATATCCATGATGAGATACAAACTGAAGTCAGGGCAGACCACGCTAGAAAGTTTGGTTGGTTAGCAGTTGAATGCATCAAAGCAGCAGGGTTGCATTTTAATCTTAAGTGTCCTTTGGATGGTGAATACCACATTGGGAACAATTGGAGTGAAACACATTGATGAATAACTCAAGCAGCAGAGAAGGTGACTTTGCAGAGCACTATGCCATTACCTGGCTCTGGGATAATGGTTTTGAAGTGTACAAGAATGCAGGGTGTACTGGTCCTGTTGATATTGTGGCTATCAAAGAAGGTAAAGTACACCTGTTTGATATCAAATCAAAAGCGTCTGATCTTTCTTGGGGGTTCAAAAGAACCTTTAAGCAGGAAGCCTTGGGTGTACAAATCCTATGCTTCAACCCTAAGAGTCGCAAGCTTCGCTTTGTAAGGCATCGTAAGTAAATGAAAATCTTTAAACTGGTACAAGATATCTACACCCTAGTCCTGACCAAAAGGGCACCGCCTGGGGTTGATGTAGAAAAAGAGATTGATGCTTTTGGTGAAGCAGTCAAGGAGCTAATGCGCAAGGAGTTTCTTAGTAAAAGCTTTGATGCCCGTAAGCTCAGGCTTTCTAACATTGGACGTGATGACCGCTACTTGTGGAACCATTATCACTCTAAGGCTAAACAAAAGTACCGTCCTGAGAACCTGATCAAGTTCATGTATGGACACCTAATCGAGGAGATGTTGCTGTTCCTGACCAAGATGTCAGGGCATGAAGTAACCCATGAGCAGCACCCATGCACTGTGGGTGATATCAAAGGTAGCATGGACTGCAAGATAGACGGGATTGTCACTGACGTTAAATCCACCAGCACCTACGGGTTTAAGAAGTTCAAGGACGGATCTCTTGCTTATGATGATGACTTTGGTTACGTGGCTCAGATCAAAGCCTATGCACACTCAGAGGGTGAAACTAAGTACGGCTGGCTGGCTATGGACAAGCAGAACGGCCACCTGACCTACCTGCTTTATGATGAGCAAGACACACAAGCTCCAATCTATAAAACGATTGCTTACTCGATTGAAGATCGTGTTAAACACATTAATGAAGTAGTGCAACTAAAAGAACCACCCAAGCACTGCCATGAGCCTATCCCAGACGGCAAGTCAGGGAACCTAAGACTGGATACTGGATGCTCTTATTGTCACTTTAAGAAGGTTTGCTGGCCAGGTGTTAGGGGATTTGTGTACTCAAATGGCCCCAGGTTTCTGGTCAAAGTAGTTAATGAACCTAATGTGCCTGAGATTCCTAATGAGCAGATTGAATAATCACTGGGAAGGTCTTGAGCCTAACCCTGACTGTTTTTTTGGTTTTATCTATCTTATAGAGAACACCGTAAACGGCAGGCTGTATGTAGGCAAGAAGCAATACTGGGCTGCTACAGGAAACTTTAGGAACAGGTCAAGCCACATATCAACTGATAAGTGGCGACCTGAGCAATGGAAGCCTAGCGACTGGAACTACTACACAGGGTCTAGCAGAGAACTTAATGCAGACATCAAGAAGTTTGGTAAAGATAAGTTTAGATTTATTATTCTAAGCCAACACTCTACCAAGGGTGATCTTCACTATGAAGAAATAAAAGAACAAGCAGTAAGAAACGTCTTGGCAGAGAAGCTTACAGAAGATGTATACCTATACTACAACAAAAGTATAGCTGCTATTAAGTTTAGGCCACCTGATCATCATAGTGACTCTACTAAAAAAAAGTTCTCTCTTGCTAAGAGTGGTGAAAAAAACCCACAATTTGGAAAACCTCATTCAGAATCCACGAAAGAAAAGATATCTTTTGCTAAGAAAGGTAAAACCTGCACTAAAGAAACTAGAGAAAAGATGTCTCTTGCTAAGAGAGGTAAAATCCTCACTAAAGAAACTAAAGAAAAGCTGTCTCTTGCTAATAGAAAACATTTTTTAGCAAGAACAGGTTTTTCTTCTCAGGAAGAATTAGAAGCTGCTGTTTTTAAAAATTATGAAAAAACAAAAAGCACTAGAAAAACAGCAAAAGAAATGAAAATATCTCGAACAGCGGTTTGGAAAATAATACAAAAACACAATAAGGAACCTAAAGAAACATGAGCATTGACAAAGCCACCCCTTCAGAGTGGGATGCGGTTTCTAAACCAAAACATTATAACCAAGGATCAATTGAAGCTATTGATTATATCAAGCAACAATTAGGAAGCACGGCGTCTTCATATTATGAGGGTTCTGTGTTAAAATACCTCCACAGATACAAATATAAAAACGGCCTAGAAGACCTTAAAAAAGCTAGGTGGTATCTCGATAAACTTATTGAGGAGGTATTCAAATATAATGGATAATAGTAAGTATATTGACTTTGATCTTTATCAGCGTCTTGCTTCCAAGACTGCTATTTATGAAGACCGTATGTATCCTGTAGCTTCCCTGATGGTTGAAGCTGCTGAGCTTGCTGATCTGTTTATCAAGCCTATGTTGCGTGGTGATGCTGTTTCTATTGAACGCAATAAGGTGGTCAGTGAGGCTGGTGATGTCCTTTGGAACCTGGCGATGGTTCTTGATGATATGAACATTAGTTTTAATGATGTTGCACGTACCAACATCTCCAAGCTTGAAAAGCGTCTGGCAGAAGGAACTATCCAAGGTCGAGGAGATCGTTAAAAATGCACGTCATTGAAGGTAACTTTGGCAAGAAAGACCAAGATCAGCCGCAAGAAGAAGAAATCATGACGGTCGCTCAGTTGCTTAAGGAGGCTCAACTTGATGACGTTTTGCCTGATGCTTGTATTATTATTTTTGAGAAAGGCAATCATGTATATACGCTCACAACGCCGCAACTAAGTGTCATTGAAATTATGGGGGCCTTTGAGCGGCACAAGTTTATGATGCACATGTCTGTACTAGCTAACGGGGAGGACTATTAATGGATCTATATCAACAGTACATTCATAAAAGCCGCTATGCACGTTATCTTCCAGAACAGAACCGCCGGGAGTCTTGGAAAGAAACTGTAGAACGCTACACGGGCTATTGGACCCAAAAGGGCCTGATTACCAAGGAAGAAGAATCTGAGCTTTTTGAAGCTATCTTCAACATGGAAGTAATGCCTTCAATGCGTGCCATGATGACCGCAGGTGAGGCACTTGATCGAGACAACGTAGCAGGCTTTAACTGCTCTTATATCACCATCGATAGCCCAAGGGCCTTTGATGAGATGATGTATATTCTGATGTGTGGTACTGGGGTAGGGTTTAGTGTTGAACGTCAATACATCAACAAACTACCTGAGGTAGCAGAATCTCTTTATGACACAGACACCATCATTCACATCGCGGATTCAAAGATTGGATGGGCAAAAGCCTTCCGAGAACTGGTATCGCTACTCTACTCAGGCCAAGTACCCAAGTGGGATGTCAGTGGAGTGCGTCCTGCAGGTGCCCCTCTCAAGACTTTCGGAGGCCGGGCATCTGGTCCAGAGCCTCTTATCAGCCTATTCAGGTTCACAGTTGAACTCTTTAAAGGAGCGGCTGGAAGAAAGCTTACAAGCCTGGAATGCCACGACCTCTGCTGCAAAATCGCACAGATTGTTGTCGTTGGTGGAGTCCGTAGGAGCGCCCTAATCTCTTTAAGCAACCTGAGTGATGAACGTATTCGCCGCGCAAAGCACGGGCAATGGTGGGTAGATTCCCCGCAAAGGGGTCTTTCCAACAACTCAGCTTGCTATACCGAGAAGCCTGACTTTGAGCACTTCTTGTCTGAATGGGTGGCTCTTTACGAGTCCAAGAGTGGCGAGAGGGGTATCTTTTCTAGGGTAGCTGCAAAGAAGCAGGCTGCACGTAACGATCGCAGGGATATTGATTTTGAGTTTGGAACAAACCCTTGCTCAGAGATCATCCTGCGTCCTAACCAGTTTTGTAACCTGAGTGAAGTGGTTGTCCGTAGTGAAGACAACATTGAAAATCTAATACACAAAGTTAGAATTGCAACCATTCTTGGCACCCTTCAAGCAACCTTGACTAACTTTAGGTACCTTAGAAACGTCTGGAAGTCTAATACTGAAGATGAGTGTTTGCTTGGTGTGTCTTTGACGGGGATCATGGATCACTATCTATTGTCCAAACCACGATCTAAAGATTTGCCAAAGTGGCTTAATGAGCTCAGGAATGTTGCTATTGAAACAAACAAGATCTGGGCCAAGCGACTCAAGATTAATCAGTCTACGGCAATCACCTGTGTGAAGCCTTCAGGGACTGTATCTCAGCTTGTAGATTCTGCCAGTGGCATTCATGGGCGCTTTAGCCCCTACTATATCCGTAGGGTTAGGGCTGACTCCAGAGATCCCCTGTGTGGTGCTCTGGAAGCCTCTGGGGTGCCCGTAGAGACTGATATCACCTCACCCACTACCAAGGTATTCACTTTCTACCAAAAGGCCCCAGAAGGCTCTGTAATGGCTTCTGAGCAGGAAGCTATGGAGCAGCTAGAGCTGAATGCTGTTTACCAGCAGTGGTGGTGTGAGCATAAGGTGTCCCAGACTGTCTACTATAAGGACTCTGAGTTCTTACAGATTGGACAGTGGATTTATAATAACTTTGATGACGTTTCAGGCGTATCCTTCTTGCCGTTTTCTGAACACTCTTATCAGCAAGCCCCTTATGAGGAGATTACTGAGCAAGAATATTTGGAAGGTGTCAAGAGTATGCCTACGGACATCGATTGGGATCTTGTAAAAGAGACCGAGGACAACACTGAAGGGGCACAAACACTAGCTTGTGTGGGTAATCTTTGTGAGTTTGTAGACTCAATAAAAGATCCACTCTGAAGCTAAAAGGGGGCTCTAAGGCCCCCTTATTTTTTCTTTAGTATCCACCACCCCCCTTCTTTGAGGGAGCTGATGCTGCTGCTTTCTTAAGGCACTTACCAGCCTTCTTGCACTTAGCGGGCGTAGGGCACCCTTTACACGGTTTGAACATAATATTACTTTTTCCTTTTTGCTGCCTTCTTGAAGGCTTCTGCTGTTGGGGCACCTTTAGTGCCTGGTTTACGCATTCGCTCACCACTACCAGCGGCTATACGAGCACGTTTCTTCCTGATGTTTTCATAAAGACCTGGTTTTGCCATTTTGTTTTACTTCAACTTGATAGTTACTTTTTTGGGTTTGCCTCTAGTGAACTTCCTAGAAACCTCGTTACTAATAGTTGATGTTTCAAGCTCCACAGTTGTAGCCGTTGCTACAAAGTACCATGTACCTGAAGACAGATTAGTAATTGTATGTTGTCTAGCGGTTCCTGATACAGTTACACTGTTTGTGTAATTACCAGACTCTGTTCCATATAATATCTCAAAAGACAATATTTCCTCAGGAGCCAAAGGAGATTCGTCTTCATAAGAAGTAGGAGCAATCCATTCTAAAGTAGCTGAGTAACGGGCATGAGCAAGCACAGGAAAGAGCAAAAAAACAAGAATTAGATATTTTACCATTTTACTTTGTCCGCCCAGTAAGCAGCAGAGGATTTACCCTTTGCTATGTTTTTACCGTGTCGAGCCTTAAAGCTTTTCCTCTTCATCTTCATTTCTTCAGATTCACCCTTCTTAGGCTTCCCTGCGGTCTTGGCACCTTGCTCACCAAACCTGATGATCTTTTCTTTGCCACCTTCGCACGCTTTAACCACATGAGACTTCTTAGGGTGGCTTGGGGTGCGCTTGGGTTTATTGCATTTGAGACTGTCTTTTTTGATCATTTTGGTTGTTCTTCTTCTTGCTTAAGTGGTGATTCTTCTTCAAGGGTGCTGTAAAGGTTGTTTATGTTTTCAACAAAAGCTGCTCTGTTTGAAAACCACACAGCATTTGTGACATCTCTATCCATTGCTTTAACAAAACCAGAAATATTACGTTTTACTTTAGGGCTCTTAAAAGCTCTGTAAGCTCCATAAACAGATCCTAATGTAGCTGCTGCGGCACCTGCAGCCAACGCACCTTGAATTCCTGCAAAGTAACCACTAGCCATAGAAGGAATAGCTACGGCTGCGCCTGCAGCACCATATCTTCCAACACGCCTGCTGAGTGGTTCTCTTGTACCTACTCCAAGATTTGACATTGTTCTTTGAATAGCGTTTGAATCTTCGGCCACAGCTTTCAACTGAACATTTTTATTTCCACGAATCATGCTATGAAGATCATAAAGACGATCAGCAAACTTTTCATCAGGAACTACAGAATCTATTTTAGAATTCAAACTATGTCTAACAGATTGAATCAGAAGTTCTGCTTGGCTCCTATTTCCTCCTGTTTTTTCAAAGTTGATCCCTGATACTTCAGTGTCCCACCAGTCATCAAATTCTTTTCTAACTTGGTATAGATCTCCAGGAGAGATTTTCCCATTTTTACTATACTTATTCAAAATCAACTTATAATTTTTAAGAACATTACTTCTAAGTGTTTTTGCTCCTGTGAGCGTCGGAGTCTCTTTGAACAAATCTCCCATATCGGAAGCAATTGAAGAAGTAACATCATTTGTATTTATTTCTATATCTGAATACTTATTTAAATCTTCTTGAAGAATTCTTGATTGATCCCGAATAAAAGTAGTACCTTCATTATAATTTTCTGTAAAAGTTCTATCTTTATTGTAAACTTCACCAAGAAGCTCTGCTGCGCGGTCTTCTTCTTTATTCAGCTCTATAGTAAGAGTCCTAAGAGGCCCTTTCGGTTTAGTTTCACCAATACGAAATTCTCTTTCTCTTTCTGAAAGAAGTTCTCGATCAGGCCTAACAATTTCTCTAGCCCTAACAATATTTTCTTGTGTAGCTGCAGTCTCAAGGGGAGATACTCCTTTAGAAAGAAGTTTTCCTACTTGTTCTTTAAAAGCAGCTTTACCAGCACCGCCAGGCGCAGCAAGAGCAAGATTAGCCGCTGCTTCGATACTTGCTGCTGCGCTTGGATTTTCTTTAGCAAACTCTCTATATTGATCTACAGTAAAACCAACACCTGAAAGAAGGGATTGACCCGCTTGTGTTTCAAAAGCAGACTTAATTCCTTGCTTAACAGATTCGGGCGTTACGGCACTAATGGCACGTCCTGTGACTTCTCCAACAATATCAGAAAGAGTACCAGCGCCTGTTTTTCCTAAAGTTTGTAAAGCATACGCATACACATCCTTAGGACCACCCACTGCAGGAGCAAGCTCTCTAGCTTGAATTTGTTCTTGTTCAACGCCTCTTTTGTGAAGAATATCCTCAAGGCTTTTAAAAAGAGAATCTTGAGTTGCTTCTGGAACCTGAGGGCCTAAAGTAGCGGGTTGTGTTTTATCTTCAACTAGAGACAAACCTTTAGTTGTTTTATCTTCAACAAGAGTTAGCGCCATTATTTGCTCCTACTACTTATATTCAGTCCCATTGGCATATCTTTTTACACCAAACATATCTTCATAAACAGGTTGATTTGTTTTATCGTCCGTATATTTTTTTACATAATTTTCAGGCTGTGCAAAAAATTCAGTTGGTAGTTCAACTTCAAAAACAGGAGACAGTTTTCCTGATTGTTCTGGAGAAAGCCTAGAAAGTCTTTTTTGAATATTTTCATTGTGTCGTTTAATATCTTCATAAGCCAACTTTCTTTCAAGATACAAAATTGTTCTCAAAGTTTCAGGAGTAGCTTTAATGTCCTGTCCTGCTAGTTCTTTTGCTGCTTGTCGGTCTGCATCAGAAATAGCGGAACCAGCACCATAAGTTCCAGTAGCAAGCTGTCTAGCTACCGCCTGTCCACGAGAATTTAGAAAAGCATTCAAATCCGCTTCTGTTTTAATTTCATCTGGGTTTGCAAAACCAAGAGCAATCTTAGCTTGCCTTGTCATTTGGCCAACATTAGCCAAAATACCCAAACTTCCTTCTGGAATTTGTGATAGGATTTCTTGTCCTGTTTTATTATTTTCAAGAACAGACAATGAAGCTTCTGCTGCATCTAGTCTTGTAAAAAGATTTTCTGTTTGTTTTTTACCTATAATATCTTCAACAGGAAGTGCATCCATAGACGCTGTTGTTCTAACTGCAGGCTGCAGTCCAAGATCTTCTATATTTGACCAAGTGCCACCAGGAACCCTAACTTGTCCTCTAGTGTTAGTTACATACGTGACATTCCTTCCATCAGGGGTTCTGTAATCTCTTGGAGTACCTTTGCCAAAACTTTGAGTCTCTACCATTAGATTCAAAAGTGGTTTTGACTCCATACTCAAGTATTTAGGCCATTCTTCTGGAGGAATTTCAAAAGCAGTAAGAATTCCTTCATTGGAATTAAAATTCTTCATCAAAGTGCCAAAGCTTTCTCTAAGGTCTTCAATGTCTGCAGTATCTACCATGTCTAGCAAGCTTTTACCAGGAGCACCGAGGCTAGGCGCAGTTCTTTTAACCATATCTCTAAAAGACTTTTCTCTTGCTGCAGCAGCTTCTTGTGCTGCTAGTTCAGCTTGCTGCTGTCTAGCTTGCTGACCAGCACCAAAAGCACTCAAAGCGGTTTGTGCTTCCTCAGGCGTCCTTAGGCCACCCAAAACCCCTTGAAGCCCCCCTATGTCCTGAGCACCAAGAGCCCCTTGAATAGCCTCCATCTGCCTCTGTTGTGCTTGTCGTTGTGCCTGGGCACCACCCATAAGCATTCCAATAGGCTCAGCAAGACCAGTAAAGCCAAACTGAGGGTTCATCAAGCCTTGAAGAACTGCATCACTAATTCTTGCCATGATTATTTAAATCCCTTGATCATTATGATTATTATCCAAAGATCCTTTCAAGGAGAGCGCCAATACCACCATCAGCACCACTCATCATTCCTTGAGTGCTCCCTTGAAGCAAAGCAGTACCCAGTTGACCTGCAAGATTAGCTTGTCCAATACGGCCAGCAAGAAGTGCATTCAAACCGCTCATCTGAGCCTCACCAAAGAGACCTGATCCTGCTTGTTGTGCTGCTTGGGCAAGACCAGCACCACCAAGCCCTTGTGCATAAGCAGACAATTGGGCATCAAGAGGAGCATAACCCATCGTTTGATATAGCTTACCAAGTTCAGCCTGCTGCGCCTGCTCCTTCATAGCTTGCTCAATAGCAGCCACAGAAGCTTGGTTACGTGCCTCAGCCTGTGCTTTAGACAAAGCAAAAGACTCAGGGGAGCCACCATACTGTGCCGTCTGAAGCCCAAGGCGTCCTTGAGCAGCCAGGCGTTGTTCAAGGTCAAGACGAGCCCTTTGTTCCTCAGGCATCTGAACGGCACGAAGGGCGTCATAAACCTGTTGTTGCCTTTGAGCCAGAGGGGTTGTGGCTTGCCCATAAAACCCTTGAGCACCACCCATTAGCTGATTTTGCAAAGCTTGCTGCTGGGGGCTTAGGGTGGACGTATAGCCACCTTCAGGGGTCGACTGTAAAGTCCCAAGGCCTGTGGTAACTGTAAAGGGTCTAAACTGGGTTTGCTCAAGAAGCTGTTGGGCTAGAGGGCCTGATCGTTCATAGCCTGTTTGCCCTGCTTGACCAAGTTCTTCATAAGCTTTTTTAGCCAAAGCAGCACCACCAAACAGTCCTCCTGCTTGAGTTGCTGCACCAAAAATATCAGACCACAAAGACATAATTTATAATCCTCTATTAGACTGTTTTGCCAAGCAGGGTAAGTACATTAAACTCCTGCAAAGAAAGATAATCAGAAACAGTTGCTTCCATACCAACCACAATACTTGTTCCATTACTGGTTGTGTTAATATTGGGTGTAATGTAGTTAATACCTGAAGTATATTGATCTATACCATATTGTGAGCTTCCATAAAAAGCATTGTTACCATAATCAACCAAAGAAATTACAAATGAATTAGTAGCACCACTAAAGTCATAACCCCATCTAAAAGAGATTGTAGAAGAACTACCACCAACAACAGTGGGCCTAAGTTTCTTAAGAACCTTAAGTCTTGATGGAGCACCAAAGGTTAGATTAGGGCTGTAATATTTAACAACAATAGGGGCTGTGTTATCCGTGTAACTTGCGTACTTACCTATTCCTGATGAAGTTCCAATATAGATATCACCGTTGACCAAACGGGTAAAAGACTTAAACTTATCAATAGGCCATCGAGTAACCCGATAAGCCCCATTTTCCAAAGTTCCTTTTACATCAAAACAAAAGACAGTTGTGCTGGTTGGAAAGTAAACAAGATAAAAAGAATTCTCTGGGCTGTAAACTGAAGCCATGTTTCCTGTTTCTCTTTGGATAATAGAAACAATGTCAGTCTTGATGTTCTTGGAAAGATCATTCATTGGAAGTGATTTTTCCTGAATGGTTCTTCCAAAAGCCTTAAGGCCAGAATAACTCATAAACAACACATCAGTGCCAATGTACTGAACTGTGTCTCTTGAGATACACCCAACACCGGATACAGTGTCAATAAGCTGCATAGTGGCAGGAGCATCAGCCCCTTGGTACACAAGGATGCTATGCTTGCCAAAGATGATCAGAAGGTTGTTGTGTGCTGCTAGAGCTACAATTTCATCATAACCATCAGGCCACACTTGGGTTAGATCAATAGAGCCTGAAGTACCACCAGACCAAGCAGCACCAACCAAAAGATCAGACCAATAAACAGTAGATTTATTTGAAGCTGTGTCTGCTACCCAAAGGCGTCCATAAGCTGCCAGAACTTCATTACCTTGAGGGGCTGTGCCTGAGTAAGAGGGGTGTAGAGAGATTTTAGTAACAGCCCCTAGCGTGTTACTGTATACAAGGGGCTCATATCCCCTTTGGAAGAAGTAAGCATGGTTATTAAAATTAACCATCTTCCAGTTGTTTGCAGTAATCGTATAAGAAGCAGGAGTGGCATTAGTAAGGGTAGTTGTGCCACTCAGGATCTTATTGTTACCTGTAGAGAAGATAACCTGATTACCTGAAGAATCCCTAAACTGATGGATACTTTGGATGTAGCTTGAACCAAGTTGAGTAGCATTAGTGGTTAGAAGTTCATACCCCTTACGTGCAGCTAGTCGACCATATTTGTCAATTACAC